CTGTTTACGTGATGCTGTGCGCCCGTCTGACGGCCTTGCGTGGCGCTCTAAGGCCCTGAGTCCACCTCGACTCCCCGGGGCCCCCAGTCGGCCTTACAGCGCTGTGCGGCGGGAACGGGGAAGCCTCGGCCGATCGACGGCACCGGACGAGTCTCTCTATGTTACCCGCGAGTAACTTTGATGGATATCGCAGGCGTGCCGACGAAAGCCCCTCGACGCCCTGTGCGCCCGTCTGTGGGCATGCAAAACCCCGCTCGACCGAGGGGGCCGAACGGGGCTGTTAGGGGCTTAGACGGGCGCCTACGCCGCTGTCTCGTATTCCTCGGCCACTTCCGCCCACCGAATGTCACAGCGGGAGTCGCCGTTGAATCGCACGCCCTGTCTCGGCGCGCGGGTAACCGTGATGGAGTCGACGGCCAGTCCGAAAAGATCACGTCGCAGCGATTCGCTAGCGTCCTCCCACGCTGCCGCCGCTTGCCCATTCAGCAGGAACGAGATATCGACGGCGCCCCCGGACAGCGCGCTTACGCGTTCCTCGGCGGCGCTCACGCGCTTTTCCGCTTCCTGCTTTGCGGGCATCCGATAGCGGGCCGAACGGCCGGAGTAGAAACCGGCGCGGTCGTCGGTGTGGAATCGCTCTAGGGCCGCCTCGGCGGCTTTCAGCGCTGCCATGGCCTCTATCAGCTCGGCGGATTCCTCGGGCCGCGTAAGGGCCGTCCAGCGCTCGGCAACGGCAACCGCTAGCGGGTCGCCGAGGTCGGCATTCGAAAGCCTCGCCAACCACCGGTCGACGGCGTACGCCTCGATGGATTCCCGCCAGGCTGACGCCGGATTGGCGCAGGCACCCCCGGACGCGCGCAATTGGCAGTTGTACGACTTCCCGTCGGCGACCATGGAATTTCCGCAGCTTGCGCAGCGCAGACGACCGGCGAGGAGTGCCTTTGCGCGACCGGGGCGCGGCGAATTGTCGATGATTTGATGTCCGCTGAGAACTCGACGGGCGCGGGACGCCAATTCAGCCGGAATCATGAGCGGCAACACGTCGTCCTCGACGCAGTGCACGCGTTCCCCGGACTCTGTCAGGTAGTGAACGGGCGACTTATGCGACTTCCCGCCGGGCGACACTGTCAGCCAACCCTCGAAAACGGGGTGAATGACGATTGCCCGGATAGCGTCGGCACGCCACGTCTTACCCGTCGCGCTAGGAATTCCCTCGGCGTTCAACGTCCGTGCCAGCGAGCGGGCCGAGGTTCCCTCGGAAATCTCGCGGAATACGCGCTGTACGAGATCCCAGGGCGAGTGATCGCACCCCTTGCGCTTCCCCGTGTCCGGCGAGAGTCGGCGCGTTCGCTTATCGGCCGTAAGGCCAAACGGTGCGCGGGCAAGCCAACGGCCCTCGTTGCGCTGCCGTGCCTTTGTGCTGCGCACGTTGTAGCTGAGTCGCTGGGAATACTCGCGTGCGTCCTCGGCGCGCTGGATGATCCATCGGCGGTCGCGCTCGTTGCTGCTGTCGAGTTGCTCGTAATCGAAGATGACTCGGGCCTTACCGAGAATCGGGCCGATTGCCTCGATTCCTTTTCGGCTGAATCGGTCGAGTGCATAGCACCACAGCGCGGGAACCTCGCCGTCGAGAACGGCTTTCATGGCGGCGTCGTATTTGGGCCGCTCGACGTCGCTGTACGCCGACAGATTCTCTTTCCACACCTTGCGCACGGCGTATCCGTGTTCATCCGCCCACCGGCGCCCCCGTTCCTCTTGGGCACGCAGCGATAGGGCGTGTTCCCCCTCGCGGACAACCTTGGACTTGCGGACCAGCAGATCTACTTGCACGGCAGCCATGCGGCGCCCCCTCTGACCAGGCGTTTTCCCTCACCGACTGGGGAGCGCAACGGCTTACCAGGGTGTTGGACTGACACCGGTAGACCCTACACCCTTGCAGCTAGGTGCGGCATAGCCTCTGACCAGCGACTATGCGTCGCCCGACGCCGGTAGCGGGTCGACCACGAACGTCCCTAGCCCTACCTCCCCGCGCGTCCAACCCTGCTCACGTACGTACCGCATGGCCTTTGCCGCCGTGGCATTCACGACGCCGAACTCTTGGGCGATCTCCAGCGTCGAGGGCACACGACTACCCGGCGGATAGGTCCCGTCCTGAATCCGCCGGACGATCTCCGCTGCAATCTGTCGCCACAGCGGGCGCGTGCGATCAAGCTCCATCCGCCCAGCGTGGGTGACTGCGGGATTCCGCGCATCCGTGGATAACCGTGGATAACTGCGAGTATCGTGGCTGCCCAGACACAGAAACGCCCCGGCGGGAAGGGTTCAGCTTCCGCACCGGGGCTAGCCGACTAAACAGGAGTCGACCTAGTGCGAACCCTACTTGCGCTGATTCTCAGCGTCCTACTGCCCGCCCGTGGAAAGCGCCGGAGTCCGGCCATGCCGACAGCGCCGGTACCCGCTGCGCGTCCCCCTCGCCCGGCGGCAGTCATCTGGGCGGATCACCTGCCACTCGTCCGGCCGTACGTGATCGCGCACGAGCAACAGCGGGAACGGCAACTCCAGCGGGAGCGCCGACGCGCGGCAGTAATGGCGACCCTCGGGCAGGACTACGCCCCGGCGGTGAACGCATGAGGCGCCTCGGATATGACGTGGGAACCGGAAAGTACGCGTTCGCCATCACGGAACCGGGCAGCCCGCTCGACAAGGCTGCCGACGTGTTCGCGTTGGAAACGGCCACCGTGTGGCACACCCTTGCGGCAGCGATGATCGGCGGGCCCGAACTCAGCGCGGACGAGGCGAATTTCGTTCTAGCGCGGGTGGTCGAGTCGCTGGGCGAGGTGCTGCCGCTCGCAGCGCAATGCGTCGCCGACAATCCGGCCGCTGATCTCCCGATGTACGCCGACAGCGGGCAAGACATCGGCGCAGCGATGCGGGATATGCAGCCGTAGCCGCCCCGAACACACAGAACGCCCCCTAGGAAGCCCCGGGAATGGTCCGGAGCCCTAGGGGGCGTTTCGTTGTGCGCTAGGCGCTCACAAGGGAATCTGATGGTTCGTCAGCACTAGCTGACGTAGCGTCAGGTACCACGCAAACGTGATCACGTGGCCATTGCGAGGTATCGGCGGCCGGTACGAGCGGACACGCCGAAATGGTCGCCAAGCATGGGACCGGTCACCTTCCGGCCACCAGCGGACAGCCGGTCAATAGCCGTGCGGATGACATCCCGAGTCGGCGGCGTCGTGTCGGCGGTGTCCGGCGCAGGTTCCGGTTCGCTGTCCTCGAAATCGCGCCACAAATCATCCGACGGCCAGTTGTCGGCCACGGCCGAAAGGCTTTCAGCGGCCATCTGCGGGGCGCAAACCGGCTCGCCGGTCACCGTGTCCGCTCCGCTGTCCGCCGGGCACTCGGGGGCTGTTCTAGGGACCGCAGCGAGGTGCAAGAGGTGTGCTACAACGACCGGCGGAACGGCAGACGTAGCGGCTACAAGGAAAGCCGAGGTGCCCATATAACCGGCGGCGATTAGGTGTGCGGTCACCTGCGCGGCCAGGGCAAGGGAAAGCGCCATTCCGGCGCCGACGAGAGCGGACCCGCGACCGGACACGCCCTTTGGTCGAGTGGCCGCTATGACCGCAGCGACAGCGGCGTACACAGAAAGCGTGACCGGCATAAGGGCGGCCACGCCCGGCGACCAACCGGCCAACCGGGCGAGGTTGTATTCACCAGGGGCGCTCATCGCGAGAGCGGCCAGCAAAACGACGGGGCGGCCAATCGTAGCCGCGAGGCGGGCATACCAGGGAAGGCGCATACTCACGCAGCCACCTTCCGGGCAGTCTCGGCGTCAACGAAAGGCTTTAGGAGCCGCTCTAGGCGGTCGAGTCGCCGCAACAGCGCGTCATCAATGCTGCGGGTGGTCGGGGTGGTCGTCATCCTGCGTCGTCTCACGAAAAGCCGCCAATTCAGAGAGAAGTCGAGTCGCGTAGTCACGCGTAAGAAGTTCGTGCGTAGCGCTGCCCTCGGCGACAGCGCGAATCATTGCCGTTTCAGCGTCGGTAAGTAGGCCGTATCGCCGCAACCAGGGAAATCCCAACTGTGGGGCCGCCGCTAGTGCGTCCGCCGTTGTTCCGTACGGCAGAACCGCCCGCCATTCGTCGGCGGAGCGCCGGAAAAGCGAAGCCTGCGCAGCCCGTTTCGACCTAGCCACGTTTACCGCCGACCAGCGCATAGGGGCCGCGCGTGCCGAGGCGTTGATAGCGCGGGGTGTCGTCCTCGTCGAGGTCGGGCAGCGCAAGGGCGGCGCACAGGCGGGCGAACGCAATGCGCATTTGCCGTGCCTCGACGACAGCGGGATTCGGCTTATTGTCCCGCATCACGCCGTTCTCGCGAATGTCGGCGTCGAGCGCATCGAGGGTATCCGCGCATCGGGCGACCTCTAGTAGCTGTCGCTGCTCGAACGCGTTTAGCTCGTAATCGGCATTCACGCTGTCCCACAGCGCGCGACCGCTGTTACCGAGCGCGGCGACCGATGCCGCATATTTTTCGGGCATAATCACTCACTTTCCGTTCGGCCGGGCCGTTTCGTGCGTTTCACTAGTTAGTTCATGTGTTCCTGCCCTGGGCTTGGGTCCACTAGGTGTAATGCGCAAGAGATTTGCCTACCCCCCCGGTCTGCACATGATGTAGCGACCCCTCACCCAATGGCGTCACGTAAAGTGACAACCCCCCGAGCGGAAAGCACACAGACCGACCAACCAGGGCGGCCACCACCTACTAGTGACTAGTAGGTGGTGGCCAACCCCAGTAGGGCTTAGAACGTCGGAGCGGAAAGACCCGAGCCCGTGATAACCGAAATCGACTTCGGGTAGCGGTTACCGATGAAGCCAACGTAGTTGTAAAGCCGAACGAAAACGCTCATGTTGTTACTGAACGTCTGCTCGAACGCCTCGGCCCGAATGTGGCTCTCGTACGTCCACAGGTCCGACATGCGCGCGACGACAACGGCGTCCTCGCCGGTGCCCGCATCCGCCGCAAGGTTCGTCGGAATCTGAGAGTCGACGAATACAGGAAGCCCGAGCATGTCGCCGACGTAACCCTGAGCGGCAATACCACCCTGAACGCCGACGGCGTTGAACGGACCACCGGCGCGGGGGACGACAAGCGGACGGCTGTTGCCATCGGAGGTAGCGACGAGCCACGCCCAACGGCGCGGAGACATAATGATTGCGTCCGGCGGGAGGAACCGGTTCGTGGAAATCCGCTGGATTGCGTCGGCAACCTTCGAGTAGAACGCGGCAACCACCTGCGCCTGCGTCGGAGTACCGGCCGGGGTCGGGAAGTCGACAGCGTTGATACCGGCGACATTGAGAATGCCGGTCGGCTGCCCGGAAGTACCGGAACCGTTAAGGACCAGGCTGTTGAACGTGGCGCCATAGGAGGCGGCAAGGTCATTCAAAATGACCTGGTCCATGTTGAGCGGGCTCTGTTCCATGAGCTGGAGGGACACGGTTTGTCCACCTGCCACGGTCGTAACCGGGCTAGACACAGACGTCGTCTGCATGTCGGTGTTCTGAATCGCGCTGTTCTGCGTCGACTGCACAGCGGTGGCGGTACCGCCGGAAATCTTCGGCAGAATCAGGTTATCGGTACCGGCCGGAAGCGGCTCGACATTCGTGAGGTCGACGGTAACGCGACCCGGGCGCGCGAACTCGACGAACTGAGTCTCAAGCCAGGAGGGCGGTACGAATTCGCCACCGGCACCGGCCACGTTGCCCGAGATAGCCCGAGACTCGGCACGCATCGTGTTATTGCGGTGCAGTCGGTCGGCGGCGTCACGGTCGTTCTTGTGACGGGCGAAATACAGGTCCCGGAAATACGAGGTGCCGTTATCCGGCCGGTAGATTTCCTCGGCTCGGGTCACCTGAATGCGGGAGGTGCCGGGCATGACGTCGGTGCGACGCTCAATCATCTTTTCTCCGTTGCTGCGGGGTGCGTACTGGCTTGCCTTAGGCGCGGCGGCGGCGTCGGCCGAAATCTGAATTTCGAGTTCCTCGATACGGTCGTCAAAGGCTCGAATGTCGGCCTCGACCCGATCGAATTCGGCGGACTCGGCGGCGTTTAGCGACCGCTTTTCGGCGGTGGCCTTATCGACCAGCGCGCGCATGTGCTCGTGCTCGGCCCTACGCTTAGCGCGCAGATCGGCGACCATTTCTCGCTTATTCACTCAGTTTCCTTCGTGGGTGCGGGAATCGGGGGCAGGGT